TAATAATGTTTTTGTTTTCTTAAGCGAAGCTTTATCTTGCCATTGAGAGTCTAGTGCAATAACTCTTTCATGAAACGGAAACTTCATTAACTGATTATTTTGCAGTTTAGTATAAAGATTATCACTACTTTCATTGATACCTGCAACAGCTACACCATTCTGAACAAAGAAAGCATCAATTGGACCTTCAATAATATAAATCTGATCAATGTCTTCTTTAATTTTATCAATATTAAACAAACTTCTATCACTGTCGATCTTGCCTAGATACTTAGGTAGCTTAACTTTGTAGTTTTCAATGATAGTTCTACTTTGATAAAAGATGATCTTACCGGAGACATCGTGGAAAGGTATGACAAGTCTATTCTTATGTACTTTATCTTTAAGTGAGAAGTAAAGGGCTTTGGGTCTATTAATAGCCTTATCTAATTTACGTTTTTTTATGTAGTTAAGAGCAGTTTGTACTAGTGCATTTGAGTTATAATACTTTACCTGACCTTCATCAAATAGATTAATACTATCTTCTGGTAATGATTTATGTAAAGCTTTCTTTACAACGGCACTTATATCAACATCTGCAGTAAGATCTACAGGTAACAGATCATACTCTTCTGCTTCCTTATATATTTCACTTACAGTCATGCTTGACACTTCAACAATCCAGTTCATAGGATTAGAATGCCAACCACAATTGTGACAATGAACGAAATTATCTTTTACAACATAGAACAACCGACGTTTTTTACCCCAAGACTTACCCTCTCTACACACAGGACATCCTCCTTGGTAAGTCTTTGCAAGTCTATTATACTTCGGCCGTCCAGCGTATTGATAAAATTTTTGTACGATGTATGCCTCAGGTAATATCATACCAAGGAGGATTATATACTATTTCTCTAATGGTTCAATAGAAACAACGCCTTTTCGAATAAAAGTACCGCTGTTAGGATCAATCCAATGAGCTTCAGTTATTCTTTCTCCATTTCTTTCGAAAGTATGTAACCTAGGATGCACTGGATTACCAGAAATAGGGCTGGTAATAGGTACTGGTCGTACCATCTGCATGTTATTAATGTTATTATTCATATCAAATATTTAATTTAGCTATAGCTTCTTGTAAAGAATCTTTAAGTTTGAAAGTATTAATCCATTTATCTTTATTTTTCATAATTGAACCATACTTATTTTCTACACAATGATCAAAAAATGTATCTAAGTCTTTTTCAGGCATACCTTCACTCATTTGAGACGAATAAATCGGTTCCTCATCTGGGTAATGTTTATAACCAAGTTTAAGATCCATAATTTGAATATTTTTCTTATAGATATCATACTGTTGTTCATTTAACACTTGGTCAATTGATTGATCTTTGAACTTCTCAATCAAATTAAGTGCTCGTTTATGACCTACTTTGTATAAACCTTTAATGTTATCACTATTATCTCCAACTAATGCTTTATAATCAAGGAAATGATCTAAACTAACCCCTTTTGTATAAGTCATAAAGTTATCTGGTGTAACTGTTACTTTCTGAATAGGGTTAAACACAAAAGTTGTATCATTAATAAGTTGATATAAGTCCTTATCAACGGTAACAACAAACTTCTTACCAGGTAACTTATGACAAAGATAAGCAATAACATCATCCGCTTCCATAACGTTAGGGTACATGCTTTTAATACCCAAACAGTTAAGTAAGTCTTTGATTAGTTCATCATTACGGTGAGCTTCTTTAGCTACTTCACTATCACGATTGCTTTTATATGCACCATTTGAAGTATTCTTACGAAAATTAGTAGAAGGGTAAGTTAACTTTTTATCCCAAGCAGCATAAACTTGATCTGGCTTGAATTTATCAACATACGACTTTACAGCACGTAAAAACATAAGGGTAGATAAGTCTTCACCCTCTAAATTATTTTTAGAAAACCAAAAAGTGCGATACAAAAGATTATTTGCATCAAGAATAAGAGTTGTCATTATTCACCTTTAGTTTTTTTGGTCTTCTTGGTCTTTTTAGTTTGAACTGCTCCGTCTAGTTCATCGATGCGTCGCTTTACAGCTTTTCTTACTTTAGTTTTCGTGTTTGTTGAAACAGAAGTAAATTTTGCAAATTCTTCACACAAAGAATCGAGTTCAGTTTTCGTTTTAGCACTAAGAATGCGATCTTTTAACGATTTCATATTAATATTATATGAAAAATCTGATGATAGTCAAGTGAGGTGTTGTGCTTCTAAAACTTTGAAAACATCTCTAGGTAGTTTTTCAACAAACTCAACTATCCCATTATCTATCCCATTTTCAAAGTCTATAATAGGTACTTTTAGTTTTTCATTACCCGGTACTGCGAGAAAACAGTAGTGATCTTGTAGAGTATCGATGTATGCAATAAATTTACCAGCGTGATCTCCGTTCTTTACTGCATATAGAAATCGCTTTTTAGGCTTTTTGGTATTTTTTATAATACTGAACCATTTCATCCCATTCTTTACTATCACGAATTGATCTTCTACATTTAAACCCAAGATTTGCAATCTTATCAAAGTTTAAAGAGTATCTTTTATCGTGACCTTTCCTATCTTCAATATAGTTTAACTTCGCATTAGTTCCAGTAAATGTACTAATCATAGAAGCTATTTCATTGTTGGTTAATTCTTCCCCTGAACCAATATTATACACTTCACCAGCATTACCAAACTGCAATACTTTAAAAATACCTCTTGCATGATCATGGGCATGTATCCATTCTCTTACATTTGTACCATCACCGTATATATCGATAAACCCGTACTTATTTGCACAGGTAATTGATTTAGGAATAAGTTTTTCTATATGTTGACCTATACCAAAGTTATTACAACAACGTGTAATACGAACATCCATGCCATATGTACGGTGATACGACATTGCAATCATATCTGCACTAGCTTTTGATGCCGAATAAGGTGAATTTGGACTAATAGGGGTGTTTTCTGTCCAAGAAGGTTCGTTTTCACCCAATGACCCGTATACTTCATCTGTTGATACTTGGATAAAACGAGGAATACGAAGTTGTTTAGCTAAATTAAGTACATTTGTAGTACCAACTACATTGGTAGTAGCAAAAATATTAGGGTTTGTTATACTATTGTCAACATGACTTTCAGCAGCTAAATGTATACATGCATCAAATCGATCTAAGCTTGTAAAATCGTTAAAATTAAAAGGGTTGTTAATATCTAAGTTAAAATGCTTTTTAACTTTTACATTATTGATATTAACATAGTCACAGGCGTAGGTTTTATTATCAATATTATAGACGCTGCAACCTTTATCGGTTAAATAGTTGCAAAGGTGACTGCCAATAAAACCAAACCCGCCTGTGACTAAAATGTTCATTTATGACTTACTATTTTCAATAAAGTTGTCAATAATTCCTGACAAGAACTCTTTATCACTAATATTAGCATATTCAATATTAACCATTTCTTTAACAAGACTGTTATCAACAATTGTAACACTTCTATTTTCTTTGGTAAGGTTCTTTTCCTTGAATTGTTCAAGGTTAACTAACTCATACCTATCAAGATCAGAAACCTCTTCAATAAGACCAGCCTCTTTAAGCTTATCTCCCTTTTCTCTTAAGATTTCTACGAATAGAGCAGGACTAAACTTACCATCACTTACAACATTATAGATACCATATGGGATTTCATTAGATACAACAATGTTATAAATGGTGTTATGAAGATCAAACAAATAAGTAGCACTATTCTCTTCATTAAGAATGGTTGTATACTTAATAAGCTTTTCAAAAAGGTTTCTATTACCCTTAGGTGAAGGTACTTCACTAAATGGCATACGAATACGTAAACTATACACATTCTTAAACGATGAAGTCAATGCCATTTCAGATGCATGCTTGGTTTTAGAGTACCAAGAAGACTCTTCGTTGTTAAGACCGAAGTTTGGAATATCTTCTTCCTTCCATCCATTTTCATTTTCAGACTTCCCGTCGTATATACAACCTGAGCCAATATGAATAAGTGAAGGAATTTCCATTTCTTGTATAACTGATGCAAGAGTAATTGGAAAGATAGTGTTTAGATAGTAAGATAACTCTTTATTATCTTTTGCATCGTCAATATTTTGTTCACCAGCATAACCTACACAGTTAACAACATGATCAAACCTAACACCCTCGTTTTCGTAGTTAATAAAAAATTGAAGAAGGTCTTGTCTATCTAAATAGTTAACTTGTTCTCTATTAATAGTATGAACTTCAACATTTTCTTCATCAATTGCTAAAAAGTTACTTAAAGTTTCACCAATATAACCTTTACCTATAATAAGAACTTTAATTCTTTCATTAGGTTGGTAATCAGTAGGTGTATCCTGTTCTTCTACAACTTCAGAAGGTGTATCTTCAGTTGGTGTTTCTTCGAATTCTGCATCTATAATATTATCTTCTGACATATCAATATTTTATTTGTTTATTTTATATTTCAAGATTGTTTAGGTTTAAAATAAGGTGAATTTTTGTTATCATTGCTAATTTTTAATGTAGTTAACAATTTTTCAATAATAACCTCCATAGATGAAGTAGCCACCTTCAAAGGCATCTTTAAAACTGAATCAGTAAACTCAAAAATAGGTGATTCAAAGTCTGGATCCTTTTTACAAGTTATAATTAAGCTTTCATGATTAGGATTTACCATTACAGTCCAACGTCTATTATCTTTTTCACTGTAATTTTTAAATAAATCAAGTACTATAAACCCGTTATCTTTGAGTCTTTTCTTAAAATAACCTAATGTTGAAATTTTATTGCTCATGATTGAAGCCCAGACACAATATACTTAAGATTACTTGTACCAGTATCAATGTTAAAGATACAATATCCTTGATTGGTATTAATCTGCACGTTAATTTTATCTGAACTTGAACTAGTAAGTAGTCTTACAATATCAAAATGAACTGGAAATGACATATCTACGTTCTGACCTTCTTCACTTAGTAGTATTGAATAACTATCAACTGATGAATTAGTTTTATCTGTAATTTCACCGTAAATACCCTCTTCATTTATATTGAAATACAACTTATCTGACTCAGATACAAATGCTGCACCCTTTGCAAGTTCAGCAATCTTAGAAAACTGAATATCAAACTCAATATCACTCTCAAGACTACTAATTTTCTTTAGACTAAGCTTTGGTGATTGAATAATATTATCATCTAGAAAGTGATACTTGAACCGAATCTTTTTATCTTTATAAGATAAAGCATTTGACCTATATTCTAACTTAAGATTTTCACCTTCAATAAATGAAAGTACTTTTTCTAAACGTTTAACGTTAGGAATATTAAGCTGAACGCTATCTTCAAGTTCGATACCATAAGTTGCACATAAAATTAAACCTTGCTCATTGTTTGCAATGCACAATAGTTTGTTATTTACGTTCTTTATGACGACCGCATCAGTCAATGCACTAATAGGCTTAAGAAAACTATTAATAAACTGACTCTTATCTAGGATATTAATGACCATACCCTATTATAGAAGCTATCTACTTTTTTACAAGAGTCTTTTTTTTGGTAGGTGTTATATTTTCTAAAACTTTTGTGATATTGGATAGTTTTATTTCAATATCTTCTAGTTTTTCAAAAATTTCATTAACCGTTGCAGACTTATCAAAGTTTAGTTCAAGTTGATTTGGATCTACAGCAGGTTGTACTACAGGAACCGGTTGGAGGGTAGCTTGAATTTGAGGAGCTGGCTGAGGAATGGGTTGTTGTTGAGCTATTTGTTGTTCAACGTTATGTGGTATTTGATTAACAGGTTGTTGTTTACCCATTAATTCTTTTACTCCCTTTTCTAAAATGGCTTTACCATTTACTTTTTGTAAGGTTTTTGATTCTGACACCATATTACTATTCACCATTCTATCAAATTCACTGTGAACAGCTCCTAATAGTGAACGAAAAGCTAAGGCATCATCGTAAGGGTTGTCCGGCCCTGTTGGAGCCGGACTAACCGCGTCGTAATTTACATTTGTACGTTCTTCAGACATGTTATGATGATAGGTCACCTAGACTCGCCAACAAGTCATCAATGTCTTCATCAGTAGATTTAGTTTCTACTGGTGAATCAGTCACTGTTTTTGTGACTGCTGCAACACTTTCAGTTACTACTGCTGCTGCAGCTACCGGACTTGTAGCGGTACTAGCTTCTTCATCATTACTTACACAGTAAAAATGCTCGTTCAACACTTCTTTTAGTTCGTCATACGATTTTACTGTAAAGACCGACTCAAGATCAAATGCATCGTTATGAATTGCATCAACACCGCCTTCATAATCAGTGGTGAGTGACTTAGGCATACCGAATTTTGATGAAACATAGGTAGGATAATCACCTTGCTTTTCAACTTTGATACGAAAATCACAGCCTTTAGCAACGTCAAAGATGCGAGGACCGAAATCTTCAGCTTCTTCACCTTGCATAGCTTCCATAATGATCTTATGTAACTGTCTACCAAAGCGAAGCAACTTGATTGTACCATTATTATCAGGATTTACAGGATCATTAACAACATATACGTTGACCATCCAGTTTTCACGACGAAGAATAGATGATGCCTTTGACTTTTCTTCTTCAGAACCAGTCTTAGACAACCTATACCTTGCCTCTGCAATAGGATCACGTTCACCCCACGTATTAGGACTAATATGATTAACGTACTGACCAGTTGCAAACGATGTCCATCCATGTGTATAGTAATGGAAGAACGTCTTAGCTGGGTCTTTAACGTTAGGAATCAACCTAACCGTATATGTATTACCTACTTCTGTCCTAAGAAACTGACCTCTGGTTGATTGTCCAGTTGCTTTTTCCATAGAACCCTTGATGCTTTCGAATAATGTATTAATATTTGTCATTTTAGTTTAGTTTTAGTTTTTATTTCGTTATTTTTCGTATAGGTAACACTCGTCACCTTACAAAATTAATTATAGAAGAAACCGATTTTAAATCAACCCATTACTTTTACGGCATTATCAAAATGTTTTTTGAATATACCTTTGGTTTGTTCTGAACAATTGTAAAATTTAACTCTCATATTGGTAATATCATTAAATGTATCACCTAAAATATGTTGTCTCATTTCAACGTCTACGGTTTTAAGTTGCAGTTCAAAAGATGGGTACATAAAAAGAAAAAGTAATGTAACTTTTCCGTGTTTTAAATGCTCAAAAAACGAATTCATTGCATTTTCTTCCTTGTAATTAACATAATCAGAAAATTTAATTTGTTTATCTTTGCAAAACTTGATAACAAACTCCATAGATTGTTTAAAACCTAATTTAGCATCATCTGAATCTGGGGATTGTCTGTTAATTGAATTGATATACTCTCGATAAAGCTTAACTGCTTTCATACTTAGATAAAAATCAAGCCCAAGGTGGGGTTTGTCTTTGTATATCTTAAATGGAGCTCTAAAAAATTTGTTTATGTTTATATTTTTATGCTTATTAAAGAAGTTTGATAAGCGGGTAAGGTATACTTTTGTTGACTCGTCAATTTTATCGAAGTTTTGTCTTAGTTTAAAAGGTTTGCCTTGACTAGATCTAGTTTCAGCAAGATGTCGATTATAAATTAACTTTTCAAAGTCAGTCATTAACTCAATAATAAAGATAAACTCTACAATATCAAGTTTTTTCTCCTACTATTGACATACTTCATTATGTATTTGCTTTTATGAAGAGAGGGATCAAAGAATAAAAACATTTGAACAAATTCATAATCAGTATCAATGTCTAATAGTTCTTTAAAAAATGTTCTAAGCTTTCTATCTTTAAGAAGCATTATAAAGATGTTAGGTAAATTTATTTTTTTGTTATGTAAAATAGAAATAAAGGAACAAAACCCCATAAACGTATGAGTTGTCTCTTTAACATACGTGTTTTCTAATGGGTTGTTACTTGAGATTTTCATATTTTAGTAAACATCTTACTTAATTTAAGAAATTTTTCATTAACTGCTCCGCCTGCTGAGTCAGAATGACCTCCTCCATCACATAACTTGTTAGCTAACTTAGAAAGGTTAACGTTACATGACTTTGACTTTCTAAAACTTACACTTTTTGATTTTAAATTAACAACTAAACAAATATCTGCGTTATGTTTCTTTAAAACCTCATAAGCTACTTCATTTATGTTATGATCACATTGAATACACACTACTTTACGTTCCTTTCCATCAATAGGAAAGTTAACCATGAACGTATCAACAGTGTTAACCGTATCTTGTACCTTCTTTTCAGCAATGGCTATCATGTTTTTATGGAACGTACTAAAACCATTAAAGCCTAAACTAAACTCTTCTAAGAACTTAGTTACACGGTTACCGGTATACGACCATAACACATTATTAAGACCTATACTGTCAGGTAAAGCTAATTTATAGCTATCATAATCATCTACAAGGTTAACAAACTTGGCTATTTGATGCGTTAACTTAGAACTTAAGGAAGGGTCTTCACGAAGAAATGTTTTAAGTACTAATTTAGTAGTGGAACTAAAGTCTTGGTCGAGCACCAACGTAGCTTTACTAAAATTTACGTAACCATCTTTACCATTATGGTGATCAATAACGTTAACGTTAGGATGATCAAGTAAATCAAAATGTTCAGCAACGTTGATGTCGAATATATAGACTTTTTCATAGTCGGAAAGCTTATTAGACGACAACCACCTAACAAAATCTTCTCTAAAGTGTTTATGAGTAGTTGTGGTAAAGGATGTTATACCCTTTAACCACCTACTAACCATAAAACTACCAACACCATCTAAATCAGCATCAGTAAATACATAACACCTACCAGACATTAAGAATAATTAGTAATAAACATCATTTCTTCAACTATTTACCTAAACCATCCATGACTGATATAACATCAGCCGAAGTACTACCAATGTCATGTATATCACCATCACTAATAGTAAGGGTCGGGTAATGAATACTAAACTCACTAGTACCGTGATTAGGTCCGAAACGGTTCTTCATAACACCCATACGAATGATGTCTAAGTCCCTGTCTTCTTCTTTCTGAAATACGGAAAAGATAGCATCAGCACCCATTGCCAACCCCATACTCTCACCAATAGTATCAAGACTAGGGTCTTCCTTATCATAACCTGACCTATTTAACTGTGTTGCAGTGATAACAGGGCAGTTATACTGATATGATAAAGCCCGTACCTGTTCTGTAGCTATCTTAACTCTTTCATAGCTGTTATTACCCATTGGTGAATGCATTAGGTTAACATAATCAAGTACAATAGCATCTAACTCAACTCCATTCTGTTGTATCTTCTTAATAAAGGCACCTAATTGGGAAGGCGTAATGGTACTAG